GGTTTGGGAGCAGATACTGAGACCTGCCTTGGCTGACCAAAAGGGTGATGCGTTGTTTATAGGTACGCCTATGGGACGTAATCACTTTTATGAACTATATACATACGCTTGTGTATCTGATGATCCTAGTTTTGCAGGTTTTCATTTTACAAGCTATGATAACCCATTGCTAGACCCTGAAGAGATTGAAGCGGCTCAAAAGTCTATGTCAGCTTTTTCCTTCCGTCAGGAGTTTATGGCATCCTTTGAGGCTCAAGGTAGTGAACTTTTTAAAGAAGAATATATTAAATTTTCTGAGGAAGAGCCTGAACAAGGTCAGTTTTACATTGCGGTTGACTTGGCGGGTTTTGCGGATGTCGCTAAAGTTACAACGAAGACAAAAAGACTTGACCAAACGGCTATCGCTATTGTTAAAGCGAACGAAGAAGGCTGGTGGGTTGCTAATATTGTACATGGGCGTTGGGGTGTCCAAGAGACTGCCAGAAGAATCTTCCAAGCAGTCAGAGACTACCAACCTGTAGCAGTAGGTATAGAGAAGGGCGCATTAAAGAACGCTGTACTTCCATACTTAAGCGACTACATGAAAAAGAATCAACGGTTTTTTAGAGTGGACGAGCTTACCCACGGCAATAAAAAGAAAACCGACAGAATTGTTTGGGCTTTACAAGGCAGGTTTGAACATGGTACAATCTCCTTAAACAAAGGAGAATGGAACAGTCAGTTCCTTGATGAGTTATTTCAGTTTCCTAATCAATTAGTACACGATGATTTAATTGATGCATTAGCTTACATAGACCAATTAGCTAACATAGCATACACATCGGACTTTGAAGAAGAAGACTATCAACTATTAGACGCATACGCAGGGTATTAATATGCTAAATGAAGAAAAAGATCAATTTGTACTAGAACAAACACTTGAAGGATGGGTAATCAATAAATGTCAAGGATGGCGTGATCACTTTGATACTAATTATTCATCTAAATTTGACGAATACTATCGGTTATGGAGAGGACAGTGGTCTTCCTTAGACAAAACTAGAGATTCAGAGCGTTCTCGAATTATTAGTCCTGCCCTACAACAAGCGGTAGAGTCTTCAGTTGCTGAATTAGAGGAAGCAACCTTTGGTCGAGGCCGTTGGTTTGACATTGAGGACGATGTAAACGATAAAGAGAAGCGAGACATCTCACTTTTACGTGAAACTTTGTATAAAGACTTCAAAAAGAACAGAATACGTAAAGGTGTTGCTGAGTGTTTACTAAATGCCGCTGTATTTGGCACAGGTATTGCAGAGATTGTCCTTGAAGAAGAAAAAGAGATGGCTCCTGCAACCCAACCTGTTATGGGAGGCGAATTAACAGCAGTTGGTGTCAACATAACGGAAAAGACTTGTGTTAAACTCCGTCCTGTAATGCCTCAGAACTTCCTAATAGACCCTTTAGCTACCTCCGTAGAGGAAGCAATGGGTTGTGCTGTTGATGAGTTTGTATCCTTACATCTAGTTGAGCAATTACAGGAACAAGGGATATATAGGAACGTAGAAGTATCAATGGCGGCTCCTGATTTTGACATAGAGCCAGATCAAGACTTAGTAGCACACGATGATGATAAAGTACGATTGACTAAATACTATGGTTTAGTACCTAGACATTTATTAGAGATGGCTCAAAAGGAATCCGAAGCGGAAGAAATAGCTACATTAGTTGATGATGATGAAGAAAGTAAAAGTTATTATGTGGAAGCTATTGTTGTAATTGCTAATGATGGCACTTTGCTAAAAGCGGAATCTAATCCTTATATGATGGGTGATAGACCTATTATAGCATTCCCTTGGGATGTTGTTCCTAGCCGTTTTTGGGGTAGAGGGGTATGTGAGAAAGGATATAACTCACAAAAGGCGTTAGACGCTGAAATACGAGCTAGAATTGACGCTCTTGCGCTTACTATACACCCTATGTTAGCTATGGACGCTACAAGGATGCCTAGAGGCGCTAGACCTGAAGTACGTGCAGGTAAAGTTATCTTAACTAACGGTGCGCCTAATGAAGTTATACAACCATTTAACTTTGGCAATGTAAGTCAAATTAGCTTTGCACAGGCTGACGCTTTACAGCGTATGGTACAGACAGCTACAGGCGCTGTTGATTCCGCAGGTATCTCAGGATCAATCAATGGTGATTCCACTGCCGCAGGTATCTCTATGAGCTTAGGCGCTATCATTAAGCGTCATAAGCGAACTTTAATTAACTTCCAAGAATCTTTCCTGATTCCTTTTGTAACTAAAGCCGCACACCGATATATGCAGTTTAATCCTGAAGCATATCCTGTTGCTGATTACAAGTTCCATACTTCCAGTTCACTGGGCATTATTGCGCGTGAGTACGAAGTTACACAGCTTGTACAGTTGTTACAAACCATGTCACCTGAAACTCCAATGTACTCACAGCTTATTATGTCTATCATTGATAACATGAACGTAGGTAATCGTGAGGAACTTATAGCGGCTCTTGAAAAAGCTAATCAGCCTGATCCTGAAGCACAACAAGCACAACAAGCGGCTCAGGAATCACAGTTGGCATTCCAAGCGTCACAGACTGCGGCCTTAGAAGGACAAGCTATTGAATCACAAGCACGAGCGCAGAAGCTTGCTACTGAAGCTCAATCTATACCTCAAGAGTTAGAGATTGACAAGATTAAAGCTATCACTACTAATATACGAGAAGGTAATGACGATGACCGCGAGTTTGAAAGAAGGCTTAAGGTTTCCGATCAATTACTAAAAGAAAGAGAAGTAGCAATTAAAGAGAGAGGACGTACTAATGGCTAAAGACCCTAGATTGGTAAGAGCAGGAGTTAGCGGTTTTAACAAACCTAAACGAACTCCTAATCATGCTACCAAAAGTCATGTAGTTGTAGCTAAGGAAGGAGATAAAGTAAAGACTATTCGCTATGGACAGCAAGGTGTTTCAGGTGCAGGTAAGAATCCAAAGACTGCATCGGAAAAAGCAAGACGTAAATCTTTTAAAGCACGACACGCTAAAAATATTGCTAAAGGCAAAATGTCTGCGGCATACTGGGCTAATAAATCTAAATGGTAGGAGAATACAATGCCACAAGGTAAGGGTACATACGGAAGTAAGGTTGGAAGACCACCAGCAAAGAAGAAAGCTACGCCAAAAGCAAAACCTTTGGCTAAAAGAGCAAGAGCAATGCCTTTAAACGCTAAACAAGCTAAGGCGGCTATACAGACTCTTAGAAACGATGCAGGGGCTAAGACCTACCGTAAAAACAAAGCTAAAGCTAAGAAGAAATAACATGGCAGTTAAAAAGTCTACAGTTAATAAAGCAGGTAACTATACTAAGCCCACTATGCGTAAGAACTTGTTTAACAAGATCAAAGCAGGAAGCAAAGGTGGTAGCGCAGGACAATGGTCTGCAAGAAAAGCTCAGATGCTAGCAAAAGAATACAAAGCTAAGGGTGGAGGCTATAAAAACTAATGGCTCTTAAAAAGTCACAAAAAAGTTTAAAAAAGTGGACAAAAGAAGAGTGGGGTACTAAATCAGGTAAACCTAGCACTCAAGGGTCTAAAGCTACAGGTGAAAGATATTTACCTAAAAAAGCAAGACAAGCTTTATCAACTAAGGAATATGCCGCAACCTCCAGAAAGAAAAAAGCTGACACTGCTAAAGGGAAACAAGTCAGTAAGCAACCTAAAAAAATAGCTAAAAAAACATCAAAATATAGAAAATAGTTCTTGACTTTCAGACCAATACGTGCTATAATATAACTATGTTATGTATTTAATATTTTTAATTTAAACTGTCCTAAAGGAGAAACAGTTTATGAATGAACAAGAGCTTGAAAAGTTCTATCGTTCTTATGAGGAAATGTTCAGGACTGAAGGTTGGAAAACCTTTATATCTGACCTTACTGAGGACGTAGAAAGAATTAATTCAATAGAGAACTGTAAAGATGGAGAAGACCTTTCATTTCGAAAAGGACAACTTTCTGCAATATACAGTGTCTTAAATATTGAAACACAGTTAGAAATAGCTCAAAGACAAGCTGAAGAAGAGTAAACTAAAATGTTTATAATGATCGACTTCCGATGCGACAACGGACATACTACTGAAAAGCTTATAGATTCTAAAGCTACTGAAATAGAATGTCCTGAATGTTCACTGACAGCTAATAGAATAATCTCTCCAGTTCGTAGTCTTTTAGACCCTCTTTCAGGTGACTTTGCAGGTGCTACCATGAAATGGGCGAGAGACCGCGAAAGGAAGATTCAAAAAGAGCGTAAGGCTAACTCCTAACCGAACCCTTACATACAATACACCTCCATAATGAGATTACTCACGGAGTTTAATAATGGCAACATTAATAGATGAGCGTCAACCTTTAGACGATACAACTGAAACTGAAAGCGTAACAGACATAACTAAACAAGAGCCTCCAGTAGAGCAACCTCTTGTAAATGCAGAACCTACACAAGAACCCGAACAACAGGAAATTCCTGATAAATATAAAGGTAAGAGTACAGCGGATATAGTGCGTATGCACCAAGAAGCTGAGAAACTCTTAGGTAAACAAAGTTCGGAAGTAGGTGAATTACGCAAAGTTGTTGATGACTATATACAGACACAACTCTCTGAAACAGAAGCACCGCAACAAACTTCTGAAGAAGAAGTAGACTTTTTCTCTGATCCCGACAAGGCAGTCGAAAGAGCTATAAGCAATCATCCTAAGATCAAAGAAGCAGAGCAAGTATCTGCTCAGTATAAACAAAATGCGGCTATGACCGAACTTCAAAACAGACATCCTGATATGAAGGATATTTTGGAAGACGGTAAGTTCGTAGATTGGATCAAAGGATCAAAGATTCGCACACAGCTTTTTGCACAAGCAGATCAGCAGTATGATTACGAGGCCGCAGATGAGCTTTTCAGTAACTGGAAGGAGCGTCAGCAGGTAGTAGGACAAACTGCCGCTAATGAGAAACAACAACGCAAAGACACTATTAAGGCCGCATCTACAGGTAATGTTAGAGGAAGCGGAGAGCAGTCGGCAAAGAAAGTCTACAGGCGTTCAGACATTATTAAACTTATGAAGGACGATCCTGAACGATACATGTCATTATCCGATGAGATTATGCTAGCTTATCAAGAAGGGAGAGTTCGACACTAATCTTATTATAGGACTTTATCATGGCTACATCAACTTATCCCGCAATGGGCGGGGCAGTAGACAACACTAGCGCGGCTACTTTTATTCCAGAGATTTGGAGTGACGAAGTAATTGCGGCTTATCAATCTAACCTAGTATTGGCTAACCTAGTCAAGAAAATGAGCATGACAGGCAAGAAAGGTGATACCATTCACGTTCCTAAGCCTACTCGTGGTTCTGCAAATGCTAAGGCAGAAAACACTGCTGTAACTATTCAGAACGCTGTTGAGAGCGAAATTCAGATTTCAATCAACAAGCACTTTGAATACTCTCGTCTTATCGAAGACATCACTGAAGCACAAGCTCTAGCTTCTCTACGTCAGTTCTACACTGGTGACGCAGGTTATGCTTTAGCCAAGCAAGTTGATAACGACTTGTTTACTTTGGGTAAGTCTCTAGGAGACGGAGACGGTTCTGATTGGACTCACAGCACTGTTTATAACTTCTCAGGAGCTTCTGGTATTGAAGCTTATGCTGTTGATTCCGTAGCATCAAGTGACGTATTCAATGACGCAGGTTTCCGTGCCGCTATTCAGGTATTGGACGATGCTGACGTTCCTATGGACAACCGATGCTTTGTTGTTCCTCCTTCTCTCCGTAACGCTATCATGGGCGTTGATCGCTACATGTCTTCTGACTTTGTAGACGGACGAGGTGTACGTAATGGTCAGATTGGAAACCTATACGGTGTTGACGTATTTGTTTCTAGCAACTGCCCAATCATCGAAACTGCCGCAGATAACAGTGCAGGTGGAGACGTTAAAGCCGCTATGCTACTTCACAAGGACGCTATGGTTCTTGCTGAACAGCAGGGTGTACGTTCTCAGACTCAGTATAAGCAAGAGTTCCTTGGTACTCTCTATACTGCTGACACTCTATATGGTACGCAAGTAATGCGTCCTGAAGCAGGTGTTGTTTTGGCTGTTAATGGCTAAGTAGTGAACTGGGGACTCCTCGCAATGGGGAGTCTCCTTTATTTTATTTTATTTAAGAGGTAAACATGTCATTATTTAGAGGCTCAACAGGTATAGGTACAGGAACTATAGAGGCTAAGGCACTTACGTTATCTGACTATGATACTGCGTCTTGGAATGTTTATAGCTTTTTTGGAAACGGCACTAGTAAGGTTTTTAACCTAGAATCAGACGCAGGAAGTTCAAACAACACACAAATTTATATAGATGGCGTTTACCAAGAAAAAGAAACATATAGTTTAACAGAAACAGTTCTAACTTTTTCAGAAGCTCCTCCTCTTGGAGCATCTATTGAAGTCATGGTTGCAGAAATTATGCCTATTGGTGTAACTACTTCCGACCTAGTATCTCATTTACCAGAAGGCACAGGAGCATCTTTTACTGACGTTCAAACTGAACTCCGAAGTCTAAAGAACGCTGTTGGCGGTACTGATCAAATTTTGTCAGTAGATACCTTTACTGGGGATGGTTCTACAACTACATTTACAATGACTGAGTCCGCAGGTGATTCTTCCACACTTACTGTGGTTATTGACGGTTTAGTTCAAAAGATAAACTCTTATAGTGTTTCTAATGGCACTTCTTTAACTTTTTCTCAAGCTCCTTTATTAGGTTCCCTTATTGAAGTAAGGGCTTTAATACGTGGGGATATTATTTCTACTGAGTTAAAAACTGATCAGTTTTTAGCTAACGGCACAACTCTTGATTTTACTCTTAGTGCTTCTGCTATTAAGAACAATACTTTTGTTTATATTAATGGTGTGTATCAGTTTAAAAGCTCTTACGCAGTATCAGACACTACACTTACTTTTTCTCAAGCTCCTCCTAATAACTCTGTTATTGAGGTTATGCTAGTTGGGTTTACTACAACTATCAATACTAATCCATCGGCAGATACTGTTTCAACAGCAACTTTACAAGCTGGTGCAGTAACAGCGGACAAGCTAGCAAGCAATGCAGTCACTACAGCTAAGATAGCTGACAATGCAGTAACAACAGCCAAGATAGCTGACAATGCAGTAACAACAGCCAAGATAGCTGACGATGCTGTAACAGCGGCTAAGATAGCTTCAGAGCCTGTAGCAGTGGGTATAACAACTGTAGTTACTTCTGCATCCATGACGGCTACGGTTAACACTCATGTCTTTGTAGATACTGCAACACAAACTATTACGCTTCCTGCTTCACCAACCATAGGACAAAGAGTCTTGGTTACGGTAGGTAACTTTACAGACACAGTGGTAGGTAGGAACGGAAGTAACATAATGAGCAGTGCCACTGACTTCACAATGGATGCCGCTTATCTTTCCATACAATTCATATACACAGACGCAACGCAAGGGTGGGTAATGTCGTGAGTAATTTTTCAGATTTCATAGGTGGCGGTGGCGGTGGTTCATTTCCCACAATCTTTTTACACAACTCCCAAACTTGGGTTCCTCCGCAAGACGGTAACATAATGATTCATGTCATTGGTGCGGGTGGTAGTGGTGCTGGAAGCACTGTTGCCACTAATGTTGAAAGCGGTGCGGCAGGAGGTTACTGTAGAAAGAACTCTTTAGCTGTTACAACTTCTCACTCTTATACAGTTATTGTAGGCGCTGGTGGAGCGTCTGTTATAGGAGCCGTTGGAGCAGGAGCCTCAGGAGGCACTACATCTGTTTCAGGTACAGGGCTACCTGCTGGAAGTCCTTTAAGAGCATTTGGTGGCGCTGGTGGAGCTTTATCTAGTAATACCTATACTACTGGAGGCCTTGCTGATGGAGGCGATGTTAATTATACAGGTGGACGAGGCGGCTATCGGATAGGCGGTGGTGCTGTTGGCTTGTCAGGAACAGGTATTGATGGTGGCAGTGCGGGTGCTTACTACAGTAGTTTTGGCGGACGGTGCGACATATTAGGGGATTTTTATTCATCCAGTTTAGGTCAAATATCTGGTAGCAGTGGCGGTAAGGGTATCTATATGAATAGTTCCTCGGATAATGCGGCAGGAGAGTCTGAGGCAGGGCCGTTAGCGGGGGCAGGAGGAATGTCTATGTTTGGCGTAAACGGTTCCATAGCTGGTCACGCTTCAATAGGTGGTGGTGGTGGGTGGTGCTTTGCAAATTCTACTAACAACCTAATCTCAGGCCGTGGTGGTGAAGGCTGTGTTGTTATTCAGTACATACCGTAAGGAGAATTAAATGAAATATATAATTAAAGATGCTGACGGTAACATTACAAATACCATCGTTGCAGATGCAGAGTTTGTTGAAGCTAACTTTGAACACTATGAAGAGTGGGTTGCACCTACACCCCCAGAGCCTACAGCAGAAGAAACTGCTCGTCAGTGGCGAGACTCAGAATTGTTTTCTACTGACTACATCATGCCTTTAACAGATCATCCACAGCGTGATGATTATATAACCTATAGGGAAGATTTAAGGCAATGGCCCTCTACAGATTCTTTTCCTGCTACTCGTCCCGAATTAGGAGAGTAATATGTCTTTAACTAAAGCAACAAACAGCATGATCGACGGCTCTACCCTTAATGTTGTAGATTACGGTGCAGTGGGTGATGGTGTTACTAATGACGCTCCAGCAATACAAGCATCTATTGATTCAACGTATGGTAATGAAGCAAGCACTGGTAATACTATTAATTTAGGTCGCGGTGTATTTGATACAAGTGCCACTATTAGTATTAACAACAGTGGTCAAACATACAATGTAGACAACATTACTTTAAGTGGTGCAGGAAGGCAAAGCACTGTTATTGATGCTAGTGGTTCTACATCAGGATCTGGTATTGAGTTGGTCAAGGGTATCTTTAATCATGTGTCTGACCTGACTGTACTGAACGCTACAGCTTCAGGTATTAACCTAGAGTCTGTAAGTAATACATTTGCTTGTAACCGTAACAGCTTTGACAAGGTGCAGGTTAAGTCTAGTGGTACTGATGGTTTTGCGTTTGAGAGATCATACTTAGGTAAAGTTTCTGGGTGTAACTCAGAAGAGAATGCTCTTAATGGTTTTTATCACAACTTTGAAATACACACTTCGTGGATGTTGGATCAAAATTACGGTAGATTGAACGGTACGCCTGAATTGGGTTTCCGCACTGGAGCAGGATTTAAAAGTGATTTCAATGTGTACTCTGCTTATGTGGCTAACGCGGCAGACGAAAACAGATACGGCTACCACATACTAGGTAATCGTGGAGTGTCGTTTGTGTCTAACGGTGCTGAGTTTAATGCTCGCTCTGGCTTCTTCTTTGAGTCAGGCTCTAGCTATGAAGCTAACTGGGTTTCTGGCATGGGCAATACCTGTGGTGGGAACAACAAGCAGAACAGTGGCTTTGCTAACCACACTCACGTTAAAGCAACTGACATTACTACAAACTTTGTTGTTCAAAAACAACCAGTATCTTTTGCTACTGACATTGCTGGCACTTACGACTTTATTGCTACAGGTCAAGGCGCTAAGTTAGTCCTTGAAGACCCTTTGATGCAAAACTCAGGGGCTAGAGCGTTTGACAGCGGATTCATACAGACTAATTACACTGCCCCTAAGCTGGTATACAGCAAGGCGTTTACAGCATCTACTGCCGAAGTATTAACTTCTTTAAGCAGTTCACTAGGAACTAGCAACGACTTTAGTGGTGAGATTCTAGTTACTGCCTACAACTCTGCCTTTGGCACAACAGGAGCCATTGGTACTGCTACTTACAAGTTGTTGATTAGCAAATCCATTGCTGGTGAGCAAGTAGTCGAGATTGCTAAATTAGGTTTAGTAACAGGAGCGTCTTCTAGCCACCCCTCTTTTACATTTACTGTATCGTCAGGGAATCTTGTAGCAACTCCTGTTAGTACAACTGCTGGTAATTTTTGGTTTGCACTAGAAAAAGTTGGCGGCAACTTCATTTTTAATTAAGGAATTATTATGAGTTTTGCACAAGAAAAGTTAAGGCCTATTGGCGGTTCTGCTGACGGTAAAACCACATGGGAGTATACAACAACTGGTATTCCTAATGACGTAGCTAACACAGATAATTACTTTGGAGCCGCATCTAACACGTTGTCAGTAGATGATACGTTGTTTATTAGGTCAGCAACACTTATTAAAGGTGTAAGCGCACTTATAACTCACAGTGACAATTCAGAAGTTCAGCTTGGCTCTGTCACAGAAATAACTATTTAACGAGCATTATATTATGGCTTTAACTAAAGCAAGAAATAGAATGATTGAAGGTGCCAGCATTAATGTGTTGGACTACGGTGCAGTGGGTGATGGAGTAACCGACGATACTGTAGCAGTGCAAGCGGCTATTACTGCAAGCAATGGAACCCCTGTTGTATTTAATGCGGGTAAAACATTTTTGTGTGACACTCTGACTGTTAGTTCAAACGATCATCTTATAATTAACGGAACTATTAAAGCATCTCTTAGTGTTACTGATACGCCTTTAATTACTGGAGCAGACGTAAGCAATGTCATCATTGAAGGTACTGGGCGTTTAGAGGGGCAGTACAATATTTCTACAGGCGGCTACCAAGGCCGTAGTGCTACAGAGCCTACTACAAGAACCGATAGCTCTGCATTGCAAGTGGGCGACACGTTTTACGATACAGCGGTGGGTCAATTCAAACAATACTCTGGTTCAGCATGGGCTATTATTACAGCGTACAGGGCTGGAATTAAACTAGACAAGTCTGTAGATTGTAGAGTAGAAAACATTACTATTGAAAACTTTATTCTAACAGAGGAGCCAGGAAATTGGGGCGCTGGCGTTTGGTTTGAGGGAGATCCAGATGATACTTTAGCTACTGATTCATTAAGGAATGTCTGCATTAATGTTAAGGCTAATTACAACATTGGCTGTGGTATTGCTGTACGTGCTAACGTTGGCTCTTCTACTGAAAGATGTTTTACCAAAGGAAATGTTTGGGGTTCAGGAATTGCTTCTACAAGAGGCTTACAGTTTTCGTCAATCAATGACACCTTAGAGAGCAACGAGTTCACTAACCTTACTGTTAACTGTGAGGAATCGCAAATATTTTACCCAACCTCTAGACTGTCTGGGTACGCTGGAATCAATATTGGGCATGACAACGCTGACGGTAGTGATAACTCAAACGCTTCTCGCACTTTATTGGTAGGTGGTGTAAGCGAAAACAATAATTTTGAAGGCGTATCAAGTGCAGGGTCAGATGATGTAACAATCATAGGAACTTTAATATCTGGTAATGGGGAAAACGTAGCTTTTCCACAGTCTCGATATGGCTTGAATGTAATATCAGACGGAAACAGACTGCACCTGATAGGGGTAAAGATTACAGGTTCTTTTAATGCTGGTATTTTCTTAGGAAGCGGAGTAGGCCATAGGATAGAATCTTGCAAGATATACGCAAATAAAGGCGTAGGTCTATTCGCAGACGTTCCCGACATCCATATTTCTGATTGTGAGATTTACGATAACAACGTTGACGGCATTGTCCAAAGAGCTGGGATACAGTTGAGAGAAGGCAATAGCGTTATTACTGACACTAAGATTTATGATACTACTTCTCGTGCTAAAACTACACACATAGCTACGGCAGGGCAAACTGTATTTCCTTACGACTTTAAAACAACAGATGCTGGTAGTATTCGCGTAGAGCGTAACGGATACATTATTCAACCGTCTACCTACACTGTAAACGGTGTAGGAACTTTGTCAGGAGACGTAACAATTACAGGGTACACTGTTACAGAGGGTCAGGAGTTTGTAATTTCTGGTACGCCTGACAGCATGATTACCCGAACTGTTGCCACAGCCGCGCAAACTGTATTTCCTTATGATTTTACTCCCGATGCAATAGCAGATTTAAAGGTTGTGCAGATTACAAGTACAGACACAAATGGAGTATTGCTAGATTTAACAACTGATTACACTGTATCGGCTAACGCAGTAGGGGGAACGATTACTTTAACTTCTGGCGCGTCTTCTGGAGATATTATAAGAGTGGGAGTTTCTACGCAAAATTGGGGCGTGTTAGCGCAAGGTGGCTCTCACAGAATCGAAGGATGTACTGTTCATGGTCATTTAAACGCACCATTAGCAAGAGTTGATGGCGGCCTTATAAACGAAACTTATTTGTATGTTGGCAATGACATTATGTCAGGCACTTTCCAATTAAACAATGGAACCGCTGGAGGCGCAGGAGTTACGCAAGTTTATAACGACAACGCTGTAAATGCTTCAAGAATACTTTTAATACCAAGATTTAACAACGCTCAAAATAGAGGTGCTTATGTTAACACTGTCGAGGCTGGTGTTGGCTTTACAGTAAGTCATAACGCTAACGGAGCAGACGAGAGCTACAATTATATAATCATGTAAAGAGGTAAAAAAATGTCAAATCCATTTGAAGGTGTAGGCGGTCAACTTAACGGTAGCGTTTACGATATGGTTCCTGTAACTCCTGCTGACGGTGCAGATAACGTAGGCACTGGCAACACTGCTATTGGCTTATACATCGAGGGAGAAGGGAACGTAACATTCCACAACAGATATGGGGTGTCTCGCACAATAGCTGTGCCTGATAACTTCTATTTGATCTGCTCTGTTAACCGAGTCTTAGCTACAGGTACTACTGCTACTGGCATTCATGCAATGGTGGTGTGATGATTGGCGCTAATGTAAGTGCATTCTCTATCGGCAAGGCTGTTGGTCGTGGTGGTGGTGCGGCTCCATATCCATTCTTTTCTTCTTACGCTACTGTTTCTGGTGGTGGTGGTGGTGGTGGATGGTGCGGTGGTGGTGGTGGTGGTGGAGGTATGCTAGAAAGTTCAGCAACATTATCTACACAAGTTGCTTACCAAGTAACAATTGGGGCTGGAGGGGCAGGAGGCGCTAGAACTGCTCAAGGAACGAATGGTAGTAACACTACGCTTTCTAATTTTACATCTCCCTTGGGTGGCGGCGGAGGTGGAACAAGAGCCGGAACTAGTACTGGACTTTCTGGTGGCTCAGGAGGCGGTGGTGCTGATAACGGAAGTGGGGGTAGTGGAACATCAGGGCAAGGATTTAGTGGTCAGTCAGGAAGTTGGGCGTCAGTATATGGTGGTGGTGGTGGTGGTGGTAAAACTTCCGCTGGCTTGCAAGGAACTACCAGCAAAGGAGGTAATGGAGGTAATGGTAAATACCTTACCTTTACTGGCTTCGTAAACATTGCTCAAGTAGCTGGAGGTGGTGGCGGCGGCTCTCGTTCGAGCAGTCAGGTAGGCGCTGGAGTTTATGGAGGCGGTGATGGTAAATACTATGGTGGTCTGACTCCTAATCCCGGAGCCGTAAACACGGGTGGTGGTGGTGGGGGAGGAAGTTATTTTACACCTTCTCCTTACGATGTAGGTACTAGCGGCGGTAGTGGAATTATTGCTATTAGGTATCCAGACAGTGTTACAGCAACATTCTCAGGCGGTGTAACATCGTCTACAACTACCTCTGGAGGATTTAAGCTCACTCAAATCACAGCGGCTGGCCCATCTGACACAGTAACCTTTGGATAATCACTATGGCACATTACGCAGTATTAGATAACAACAACATAGTCACTCAGGTGTTTGTCGGCAAAGACGAAGACGAGGGTGATATTAACTGGGAAGAGTATTACGGAGCTACACGCACTAGCTACAATACTAGCGGTGGTGTTCACGCTAACGATGGTACTCCCTTTCGAAAGAACTATGCAGGGATTGGATACACATTCGACGAGGAGAGAGATGCTTTCATACCTCCTCAGCCTTACCCTAGCTGGACACTGAACGAAGACACTTGTTTATGGGACTCACCTGTACCCTATCCAGAAGAAGGCATACATGAGTGGGATGAAGACAACCAAGAGTGGGTAGAAATATCATGGACAGAGTAAAACAATTTTGGCGTAGTCGTAGCAACAGATGGCAAGTCTTTGGTGTAACCTTAGCGGCTCTACAAGTTTACGTCCTACAGCTTAACCTATCCGCTGAGACTATTATGTTAGCTAGCATCCTATTTGGAATGGGTGGTATATTCTTCCGTTACCAAACAACACAAGCAATGTCAGAGAAATAAAAGGAACTTATTATGCTGGACGAACAAAGTAAACAAACTGTAGATGTGATTGCGGCCTCAACAGGGGTTCTTTCTTTAGCCGCTTGGTTACCTCCCTTGGCTAGTTTATTTACTATTGTCTGGCTAGGCATTAGAATTTACGAAACAGATACAGTTCAACAATTATTAGGTAAGAAATAAATATGACTACTCTTTTAACTAAATCAAGAAACATTACTGGCGCTCCTCTTGCTTCTGATCTTGCAGTAGGTAACGGCTCTACTACTTTTGGTGCTGAGTTAGCAGTCAATACTGCCGATAAAAAACTGTACGTTAAAGATAGTACGAATGCTGTAGTTGAGATTGCAGGAGCATTACAGGCTTATCCTGTAGGTGCTGTTTATATCTCTGTGGACTTTACACCTCCTAGTACACTCTTTGGTGGAACTTGGGAAAGATTCGGAAAAGGTAGAACGCTTGTAAGTTTAGATAGCGAAGACACAGACTTTGACACAGCGGAAGAACTACAAGGTTCTAAGACTGTTACATTGTCCGAATCTGATTTACCTTCTCATAACCATAAAATTGCCGCAGTACATGGAAGCGGGACAACATCTACTGTTCTTTCTAGCGGCTCTCAAACTTTAGCAACTAGACAAACAAATGCAGATACAGATAATCATGATTATAGATTAGGAAGCACAACTGTAGCGCCTACTTTAGGTAAAACAAGTGATGTCGGAAGCGGTACTGCTGTAAATAACATACAGCCGTCTATTGTTGTATACATGTGGAAAAGAACTGCATAATGTCTATTCTTCCTTCTTTAATTGAACCTATTTCAAGTTTATTAGATAAGTTTGTAGAGAATAAAGATCAGAAAAACTTACTAGCTCACCGCATAGCTACAATGGCAGAAAGACACGCACATGAGCTTGCCAAGGGACAGCTTGAAGTAAACAAAGTGGAAGCCGCACATAACAATATGTTTGTCGCGGGTTGGCGGCCAGCAGTAGGCTGGATTTGTGCAATGGGCATGGCAGGTAATTTTATCTTGATTCCTATGGCTAACTTTATACTAGCCTTGGTTGAATCTGAAATAGTAATACCTTTAATTGCTCTATCTGAAATGATGCCTGTTCTTTTAGGTATGTTAGGTCTTGGAGCCATGAGAACAGTAGAGAAAGCTAAGGGCGTACAGAGAGACAAATAATGCAATTAACAAAGCAAGGATACACAATCTAATGACTTACTTACAGCTTGTACAGAGTGTACTAAGAAGGCTAAGAGAAGACGATACAATTCAGTCTGTGTCAGAAAATAGCTATTCAAGGTTAATAGGAGAGTTTGTAAATGATTCTAAAAGGATTGTAGAGGACTCTTGGGATTGGTCAGCTTTACGAACTACTTTTACTATTGACACAACAACTGATATTTTTAGGTATCAGCTTGAAGGTTCTGACATCAGTCTTAAAATTCTTGATATTATAAATGACACATCTAATTATTTCTTAAAGCCTGTGACATCTAGTTGGATGAACAATGCTTTTCTAAACAATCCTCCAGCTAAGGGTTCTCCTGCTTATTATTCTTGGAATGGCTTTAATGATAATGGAGAGGCAATCCTTGATTTATATCCCATTCCAGATGATAACTATTTTATACGTGTCAACACTATAGATAAGAAAGAGACACTAGTTGAAGATTCAGCAATTTTACATGTGCCTTCTAATCCTGTAATACATTATGCTGTTGCTTTAGCTTCAAGAGAGCGAGGGGAAACTGGCGGTACATCATCAGCAGAACTGTTTGCCATAGCGGATCAAACACTAGGCGACATGATTGCATTTGACGTAGCTCGACACCCAGAAGAAACTGTTTGGAGACCTATATAGTGGCTCAACAACTACAGAATGTAACAATTAATGCACCTGCGTTTGGAGGTATCAACACGCAGGATTCTCCTGTGGGTCTTGACCCTAGCTATGCGTCTATTGCAACTAACTGTGTTATTGATAAACTAGGACGAGTAGGGGCTAGAAAAGGCTCAGTATTGCTGTCTTCAACTGAGAACACTACAGGGGCTTCTACAGTAGGTACAAACACTGTAAAAGTAGAGACAATCTTTGAATCTTTAGATAAAAGCGGAGATAAGATTGTTTTCTCAGCAGGTAACAATAAGATATTTAGTGGCGTTGGTACTTTAACTGACATAACTCCATCAGGTTACACTATAAATAATAACAAGTGGAAGATTGTAAACTTTAATGATCATGTTTATTTTTACCAGACAGGACATGAGCCTTTAGTTTACACTGATTCTGGAAGCCAAGGACTTGTTAAGCTGACATCAGTTACAGGTTTTGACGGCCCTAATGGTATTGTTTCGGTATTCAATGCAACAGCAACAGCAAATGAAACGACAACACTTGTAGTTAATGATGGCTCTACAACGGTTAGCATTGCGTCTGCCCATTATCAAAGCATTGCTGAACAAGTCACTGCAATACAAGGTGCTTCTAATTATAGTAATTTATTATTTACTGTAGCATTAAACGATGCATCTGATGGTTTTAAGTTTACATACAAAAAAACAGGTGCAGTCTCTTTTTCTCCGACTTTAACAGGATCAGGAAGCAGTCACACAGTTACTCTTCTAATTGCAGGAAGTGTTGATGCTCCTTATCAAGCCAATGAAGTATTAGCGGCTTTTGGTCGTTTATGGGTAGCAGACATCACAGGCAATAAACATACTATATACTGGTCAGACCTTCTTAATGGAAATGATTGGAATGGTGGTTCTACAGGTGCTATTGACTTAACAACAGTATGGCCTTCTGGTTATGATGAAGTTGTAGCACTTGCGGCACACAATAACTTTCTTATTATTTTTGGTAGGATGTCTATTGTTGTTTATTCAGGTGCAGACAATCCTACTACAATGGTTTTACATGATACTGTCAAAGGTGTAGGTTGTGTTGCTAGAGATTCTGTACAGCACACAGGTACTGACATTGTGTTCCTGTCTGACGCAGGTGTGCGTAGCTTTGGTAGAGTCATTCAAGAAAAGTCTATGCCGATGAGAGACATAAGCAGAAACGTCAGGAATGACTTAGTACGGCAGGTCAACGAGGAAAGAATACTAGACTCTACGCTATCTTCTGTTAAGTCCTTGTATAGCCCAGAGGAAGCCTTCTATCTTTTAACTTTACCTACAGGCAACATAACGTACTGTTTTGATATGCGACAGGCGTTACCTGATGGATCACACAGAGTTACTACGTGGACAACTCCTATTGCGTTGTGTTATACAAGAACGCAGGAAGGCTTTATATATATGGGAAGACAAGGCGGCATATACAAATACACAGGTTTTGTAGATGGCTTGTGTACTCTTGTTGGCGGTACGTATACTTATTCAGTCTCTTCTTATCCTTTATCTTATTTTAGCAATCCTTTAGATTTTGGAAACTCGTCAAACATTAAGTTTCTTAAGAAGTTTAAAATGACAATCATTGGAGATGCAGAGGCACAGTCTGTATTAAGTTGGGGATATGATTACTCAGACTCCTATTACAAACAAACTTTTAACTCTAAAAGAACTAACCCAAACATAGCTTATTATGGTGTAAGCGAATACAATGTTACAACTTCTGAATACACAGCAGGTACTCAAACTCAAGTACCTAATGTACACGGTTCAGGACATGGAAACGTAGTCACTGTTGGTTTAGAGTCTACAATTAGCGGTAGTGAATTTTCAATACAAAAAATTGATATAAACGTATTATTAGGGAGACTTTTTTAATGAGTAATTATACAAAAGCCACAGACTTTATGGCTAAAGATAATTTACCAACAGGTAGTGCAGGTAAAATAGTAAAAGGTACAGAAATAAACGATGAGTTTAACTCTATCGCTACAGCTATTGCAACTAAAGCAGACTTGTCAGGGCCAACATTCACAGGTGTAGTTACTGTTTCAACACTATCAGCAAGTAGCCTCACAGGAACACTATCAGGTACGATTAGCGGAGGGAGTTACTAATGGGTTTTTTATCAGACTTGTTATCATCAGGTCAAGCTTATCAGAGCTTAAAAAGAGATATAAAAAGAAAAACAGACTTTAGAGATGAAACACTAGAGCGTGGTACTGCCGTAGGTGAGCAAGGATACGAGCAGTCACAGTTTGTTCCCTTTAGTGTTACATCTAGCACAGGTGGTATACAAGGCAACGCTGAAGGTGGGTTTGATATGAACCTATCTGAAGAACAACAGGCTATGCAAGACCGTCTGTTTGGCATGTCAGGCGGTTTCCTAGATGAGCTAGGCGGTGATCCTCTTGATCGACAAAAGGCTTTATACGAGCAAATAAGAGGCATACAAAGCCCAGAGGAAGAACGTCAACGACTTGAGCTAGAGAACCGTTTAAGAGGACAGGGTAGGCTAGGTTTAATGACTGCTCAGTATGGCGGTAGTCCAGAGCAATTTGCACAAGCGTTAGCGCAAGAACAAGCACGTAATGAAGCGGCTTATCAAGCTTATGGACAGTCTCAGGCAGACAGACAGCAAGCTTTCGGTTTAGCTAGTGGTCTTATGGGTCTAGGCTACGTACCACAGCAACAGTTAGGTGAGCTTTATAAACTAGCTACTCCTACAGCATCCTTAGCACAAAGCGGTAGAGAAACAGGTGCGGCCTTAAATGTTGAATCAATGTTAAAAACCTTGTTTGACAAGGAAGGTGGTTACATTGGACAAACATTAGGAACAAATTATAACCCTAAGACAGGAGAACGTGTAGGTGGTATCTTTGGGGCGCAAGCGGCTAAAGATGACGCTAGAAGTGGTTTCTGGAATGATTTACTTGGTACTATAGAAAGTGCAGTTACTGCTGGCGCTAGTGGTGGCGGTGGTCGTAGCGGTGGTGGCTAATTGGTCTAAAACCTAATAACAAATTATTAATAGGACAATATAATGGCAGATCGAGATTTAGTAGGCTTATTAACAGGCACTCCTACGCAACCAATTCAACCTCTTACAAGAAATCAAAGACTTGCTCAAGAAGCAGGAGGTGGCGGCAGGGCCGTAGGTAAGCTGTTTGCTAAACTAACAGGAAGAGAAGTTCCAGATACTCCTATGGAACAACTAGAAAAATTACTTCCTAATATGAATCCTGAAAATCCTGACGATTTAAGTCAGCTTGCTAAGTTACAAATGTCTTCAGGAAATCAAGTAGGAGCCGCTAGGACAATAGCACAAAGAAATGCTATTTTAGAAAAACAACAGGCAGTTTTAGAAAAACAAGAGCTTGAAGATCAAGGAATGGCTGATAGGGTTTCTTTATCTACGTATGTACAGGAAAAATATCCTGAACTACCTCAGTTAGCGATGTTAGTACAATCAGGAATTGTCACAGCTAAAAACTTAAAAGACTTTTTACCTGATGCTACAGGAGATGTTAATGCTCAGTTTGGAGGATCAGATAAATGGGTAGATGAAGAAGGGAATTATTTTTATGGAACACAAATAAAAGACCCAAGAACTAAAGCTACTTCAACATCTCTTTCCCCTGTTGATGCTTCGGGGCCAACTG